AAGTTCCGCACCAAAACCGGAAAGGTCTAGGTATGCCCAGAATCCCCGGCAGTTCGATGCGTAGCAACAAGATGGTGGCGTCAGGCTCGGGCAGTGCGGGCCCCTACAAAAGCCTCGAGGGACGGATCGGCTCAGCGACGCCAGCGCGGTCGTTGTCCAAGGACATGACCGTGGATAAGAACCCCAAAGGCAATGCGTATTGGGCGAAGCGCCAAGCGGCCAGCCGAGCCGCAGCCGCGAAAGAGAATCGCGAGCACGCGAAGCCGATCAACAATCGGACCCCGCACCTCAAGCGCGTGAAGCCGGACTAGATGGCGCTTTCGACGTACACGGAACTCCAGACCGCCATCGGGGCTGAGCTCAATCGCTCGGACCTGACGACGGTCATTCCGGATCTGATTACGCGCTTCGAGGTCAAAGCGCGGAGAGCGCTCCGGGATTGGCTCCGCACCACGATCACGGCCACGGCCGTCACTGGAGACTATGCCTTGCCCGTGACCGTCTCCGATGTGCTGAGCGTCAGTTACAACGACGGCACATCGGGCGCGCACAACTTCCCCCTGGACGTGCTGAGCAAGCAGGACTATCAGCGCTTCATGGAAGCCCAGTCCACGGTCCAGTCCGTGGCGGGGCAGCTCGTGTACGTGGATGCCGATATCGACGCGGGCACCACGACGCTACGGTTCTGGCCGCCCGCCTCTGCGAGCGCGCCGATTGCGAACCTCAAGATCGAAGTCGTGAAAGTGCTCCCGAGTCTCTCCGCGTCCCAGACGACCAACGCGCTGCTCCGCGAAGCGCCCGACTGCTATTTGAGCGGCTCGTGCGCGGAGGCGTCGAAGTTCCTGCAGCATGACGAGCGGATTCCCGTCTGGACCGCTGACCGGGATGCGGGTTTCAAGGAATTGCGGATTCTCACGGAGCGCCGGCTGTATGGGGCGTCTCCGCGCCGCCTGACTCTTCCTCGTGTCTTTGGGTGACCGATGCCGAATCTCAGCCCTGTCGATCCGCGGACGCTCCCGGCGCTGTTTGCCTGGTTCGACGCGCAGTATGTGAACGGCTTTTTCAATGCCCAACCCGCTGCGGATGCGGCCGTGGCCCAGTGGAATGACCTCTCGGGCAATGGACGGCATGCGGTCCAGGGGACCGGCGCCAACCAGCCGCTCTTTCGCTTAGTCGGTGGCCCGAACAACAACCCGTCCGTCAACTTCGTGGACTCGACCGACGTGATGGCGATTGCGACCGCAGGGACCTTTGCCCGGCCGGTTACGGTCATCAGCGTCGTCAAGAACACGCTGGCCGATGATGCCGCCTATCACAAAGCCGTGAGTTTCAACGCGGGGAGAATCGCCGCGGGACTGGACTGGGCGACGGCCAACGCGTTCGCCCCGTTTGACGATGCTGCAGCCCAGGCGGGCGGAACGGTCGCCGGCGATATCACGACCTATCACATCGAGACGTTCGAGGCGAAGCCCGTGGGCTCAACCTCGCGGATGGGTGTCGATGGCTTGCACGCCGGGACGGCAGGGATCGCCGGCACCAATACGAACGGGGATATCTCGCTTGGGGTCGGTGGGGCGAACGGGTGGATCGGGCATCTCTGCGAGGCGCTGTTCTTCACGGGGGATCTGGGCCCGTCCGTGCTCTATGCAGTGGAGTCGGGCTTGGCCCAGAAGTGGAACCTCTACACGCAGTATCGGCAGGCGGTCTAGTTGGCCTCGACCTTCACCACCGTTTACGGGCTGAACAAGCCCGCCCAAGGTGACACGCCTTGGACCACACAGATCAATTCCGGCGTCACGGATGCCGTCGATTCCGAGATTGCGCGGCCGAGAATCCCGTCGAATGCGCCCACCGTCGGGGCGACGACGACATGCGACCTGTCCTTGGCGCGTGTCTTTGCTTTTACCGTCTCCCAAGCCACGACGCTCGCGTTTTCCAACGTGCCAGCCGCCGGGACGCCCGTGTTCTGGGTGTTCGTGGACCTGCTCATCACGAACGGCGCGGCCTTCGTCCTCACGTTCCCCGGGTCCGTTACCTGGCTGCAGGGGGTGGCGCCGACCTTCCCCGCTGCTGGGGTGGATCGGGTCCGGTTGGCGACGCGGGACGGCGGGACGACGTGGTACGCCGTCCACATGGGCAACAATCTCTCGATTGCCCGGAACTTCAAGAGCGGCTACGGATCAGCGGCAGCCCAGGCGAAGCCGGTCCAGGTGCTCCTCTGTACGCAGGGCTCGACGGGGGCAACGGTGGAGTCGAGCGTCGTGTCGTTCTCGCTCCCCGCGAGCAGCCTGTCGGCGGTGACGGAAGCAATTCGCGTCAAGATGTACGGCAACGCAGTGACGCAAGCCGCGCAGCTCCGGCTCAAGTTCGGCGCGAGTTATGTGCTGAACATTGCCGGGGGCAACAATATCACAGCGGGGAATGTCTTTGAGTCCGAAGCGGTCATCCGGCGCACGGCCGCAGCGGCGCAGGTGTCGATCGGCCGGCTCATTCAAGGGGCCGCCGTCGTGGCCCCGGAACGGGCGACCCCTGGCGAAACGCTGTCGGGCGCCGTCACGGTAGACGTGCGCGGCAACACGGCGGTCGGTGGGGGCGTGCTCAATCTGGACGTGGTGACGATAGAGTTTCTGGGTTCGTAAACGGCGGACGTTGCGCGAGGATGCGCGCGAGAAATCGCGCGTCGGGTTTGAGGTGGGTGGTATCGGATCGCGAGAGGGCGTGGAAAGCATCGGCGAAGGCGTCCGCGAATCGCTCTAGATCTTTGCCGTTCGGCATCTGGCCTTTGTTCTCGGCGTCTACCCACGCGAAGAGGGTAATGCCGTCCACAGATTGGAGAACGTGACCGTACTCGTGTATGAGGGTGCGACGACGGTCTCGGGAGTCAGGGGACACGCGGAGCTGGTTGCGCTGCGGACCATACCAACCCGTCGTATTCGGCGGGCCATACATCGGCGTAGGACGCAGCAGGATCGTATCGGGCGCCGCACCCACGACCGCCGAGAGGCTGTCAATGAGCGGGCGGAACTCGGCTAGTTGTGGGTCTACGAAGGTTGGCGCCGTGACAGGAAGAAGGAAGAAGAGGGCCGCGAGTCCGCGCATGAGATAGACGATAGAGGGCTGTTCTGAACCCAGTAAGCGAAAGGAACCCGAAGGCTTGGAAACGCTGCACCCGCTGAAGCTGCCCCCGGGCATCTACCGGAATGGGACGGTCTACGAGGCCAAGAATCGGTGGTATTCCTCGAACCTCATTCGGTTCCATGAGGGCACGATCCGGCCCATCGGGGGCTGGCTCCAAGCCCTCACCTCAGCGGGGGGCGAAATCCAAGCCACTGGGAAACCTCGCTGTACGCTGGCGTGGCGCAAGAATGACAGCATGGCGTGGCTTGGCCTTGGGACGACGGGCACGCCATCGAAACTCTACGCCTTCACCTCGGGCGTGCTCACGGATATCACGCCCGCCGGTTTAACCAACGGCGCGGCGGATGGGCAGGAAGTGAGCGGCGGCTTGGGATACGGCCTCGGCCCCTACGGTCTCACGCCCTACGGCGGAGGCGGCTCAGGGACGTTCATTGCCGATGCCGACACGTGGAGTCTCGACAACTTCGGCGAGATCCTGCTCGCTTGCCTGACCGCCGATGGAAAAATCTACGAGTCCACGCCCACCGCGGTCGCGACCCAAGTGACCAACTCGCCCACGGGATGCCGGGCGGTGGTTGTCACCCCGGAACGCTTCGTTATGGCGCTTGGGGCCTCAAGCGATCCCCGCAACGTCGCATGGTGCTCGCAATCCAATCGCACGCTCTGGGCACCCGCGGCCTCGAACTCTGCCGGCTCCTTCCCGCTCCAAACCGTCGGTCGGTTGATGAGTGGGAGACGCACGGACCGGGAAACGCTGCTCTGGACCGATTCGGACTTGTGGAGCGCCGTGTACGTCGGCGGGAATCTCGTCTACTCCTTCCAACGCCGGGGCGATTCATGCGGGCTGATCGGTCCCAACGCGGTATGTATCGCAGAAGGCATGGCCTTCTGGATGGCCGATGGGCAGTTCTTCAGCTACACGGGAACCGTCCGACCGATTCCGTGCGAAGTCAGTGACTACGTGTTCGGGGATTTGAACAAGACGCAGAAAGCCAAAATCGCCGCGGTGCCGAATGTCCAGTTTGGCGAAGTGACATGGTACTACCCATCGGCCACACAGAGCGGCAGCGAGAACGACCGCTACGTCACGTTGAACTACCGGCTGGGGATTTGGATGCTGGGCACGCTGAATCGCGCCGCGGGCGTCGGGGCATCCGTCTTTGCGAATCCCCAGCTCTGGGATACCACCGGGAAACTGTACTCCCATGAAATCGGCATGGATCACGGCGGCGAAGTCCCGTTCCTCGAAAGCGGGCCGTTGGAGCTCGGGAGCGGGGACCGGGTGCTCCGCATTCAAAGCCTGATTCCCGATGAAAAGACGCTGGGCCAAGTCCAAGCCTTTTTCTACAGCGCCTACCAGCCGATGGAGACGGAGACCTTGAGTGCCGCCTATCCCTTGGCCCCGCGCACGGATGTCCGAGAATCCGGCCGTCAGTTCCGCGTGCGGTTCGAGAGCGTTCTCACGCCGACGGGGTTCGCCGATGGCAGCGTGGTCGATGATGGCAGCGTATTCGCCGGCGTGCAAAGCGCCGACGAGGACTTTCGCATCGGCGCGTTTCGGCTCGGCTACGTCAGTGGAGGCTACCGATGAAACTCCCCCAAGCGCCGGACTTCTACGACCGGGACGACCAAGATGCACTTCGCGCAGCGCTGGAGGTGGACGTGAGCAAACTCCAGCAACTCCCGACGGGCTGGGTGCAGGCGACAGGCACGGCCACGCGCGCAACATTCGACACGGCGACGGTGACGACTGCCCAACTTGCAGAGCGCGTGAAGGCGATGCTCGATGATGTCATCCTGCGGGTGAAAAGCTGATGGCCGCGCTCCCGTATCTCCAGTTCACTGAGCGGCTCGTCGGGGCTGGGCATCCGAGTTTATCGGATACCACGAACCGGGCGCTGCGGGCGTTGCTGTCCCAGAGTGGCTACGACCCCGACGCGAGTCCGTTCCCCGGCCTCATGGGACCCGTGTTTAACGTCAAAGCGGAAGGTGCGGCTGGTGACGAAGTAGCTAACGACGCTCCAGACATAGACACGTCGGACACTGGAGCTGCTGACGGCGGGATCGTATGGTTCCCACGCGGACGCTTCCTCGTCGGGGCGCAGATCACCAAGGCGGCGTACTCCGACTGGATCGGCGTGCGCGGGGTCGATCCGGGGAACCGCACCGCGAAGCATGGTACTGTGCTCGTGGCTGGATTCGACGGGGGGCTCGTTGCCTATCCCGTCACCGGGAGCCTGTTCGCGTCCTACTCGGGCATTCGCGGCATCTCGTTCTACTCACCGGGACTCGGCACCTACCCCAACGCGATCGCGATTTCCTCGAACGGCAACGTGCGGCAGGTCGTCATTGAGGATGCGCTGATCGACGGGTTTAACACCGGCATCAGTGGACCGTGGGGGGAACTGTACGTCGAGCGCGTGTTCATCTTCAATACTAAGTACGGGATTCTGTCGATCGGCGCGTCCGACAGTTGGATTAGCAAGGTCCATGCGGGGTCTGGCCTAGCCGCTCCTGCCGGTGCCAGTGGCGGGGCCGGGTTCCTGTTCGCCGGGGCGAATAGCATCACGTTCGACCGTTGCCGGGGGCAGGTTCAGAAGGGTGGGAGCGGCTTCGATTTTCGCGCCTGCACCCGCCTCATTCTCAACAAGTGCTTCGCGGACACGAACGAGCTGTATGGCGTGTTGGTCGTCAACTGCAACGAAGTGGAGCTAAATGGCTGCATCATCTACGACAACGGAACAGTCGGAGCAAACAGTAAGGGCATTCGCATTGAAGCGGTGTCGGACACGTTCACGGCAGGCGCGGGGACTGATGAAATCACCATCACGGGGGGCAATGCCTCGCTCTACTGGTCCGCGCAACACGGCATCGTAGAGTTTTCTAATTCCGGGGGCGCACTTCCCACGGGGTTGGCGGCGGGCGTCGAGTACTATCTGATCGCCGGAAGTGCGGCCGATAAGTTCAAGGTCGCCGCGAGTCACGCGGACGCAGTCGCGGGCACCGCGATTGACATTACGGGTGCAGGGTCGGGGACCAACAGCATTCTCGGGGTCACGCGCGACATCCGCATCATCGGCGGCGCGGTCTACGACCGTAATCCCGGACTGGCAACCGAGCAGCAGGACATCGGGATACAGTTTGTGAAAACCGCCCTCAATGGGGCCGCCGATGGCATCATTCGCAACATCACACTCGACGGCGTAGACCTGTCGCGCGTCGCGACTCCGGTCCAGTACACCGATAATGTGGATTCTGGCCTCAGAATTACAAAATGTCCGGGCATCCGCGAGGACTTACTCGGTTCGTCGTCTGACGCGACGTATCGCGTGGGTCAGCAAGCCCCCGACGTGTTCTTCAACAACGCCTTTGCGGCCGACGTGAACATCACCCTGTCACAGGACGGGGCCTACAGCGGCGCTGCCTTCAACATCGCGCGCGGGGTGGGCGCCACCGGGGCCTTCAACCTCGTTATCAAGCGCAGCACCGGCTCGACGCTTGCGACCATCGCCGCCGACGCGACGAACACCCAGATGGTGCGGTGCGTCTATTTCGCTGGTTCGACCAACCAGTGGGTCTTGATGAAATCGGCGGGCTTCTGATGATCGCCACCCGAGCCCTCGCCATCGCCGGGACGCCCTAGATGCGTAAGCCGGAGTTCGCACCGACTTCGCTCCCCGACGACATGAAGCCGGAGCCGCTGGTGCGCGAGCTCAACCGTCGGTTCGGGCTCGTCGGCCAAGCGCTGGCCGCCTTCGCCGTGCCGTTCCTGCTCACCTACAGCGCGAGCATCGCAATTGACGCCCGCGCATCCACGTACTTCCTCATCGTGGCGACCTCGGGCGCGGCGTTTACGATCCAGAACCCGACCTTCCTCACACCGGGCCAGCCGCTCATCCTCGACATCCTCAATTCGAGCGGCGGGGCGCTCGGCGTCATCACTTGGGGCTCGGGGCGTTTACGCTGGACGTGGGCGGATTGAAAACGATCCCCAGCGCCACAGCGGCGTTCGTGGACGTGGAGCACGACGGCTCCAGTTGGCGATTGACGGGATACGGGACGCTATGACCGTCCTCTCTCCGATCTCTCGGGCCCTCCAGCTCGCGCAAACCCACCGACCGGAAGACGTGGCCGAAGGGGTCGCCTGCGGACGCTTCCAGGAATGGTCAGGCGGGGAGACGGTGGTCATCACCGAAATCCTCGTGACGCCGCTCCGCAAGACGCTGCACTTCTTTCTGGCTGAGGGCACGATGCTCGAACTCCAAGCGATGGTCCCGCCCATTTTGGATTGG